CATTCAGCGAAGAGGTCGTCGATCGGACTCATGACCTGAAGCGCAGGAAGCTGGAGATGAAGCGGCTGATTGAGTTGCGGGCTGAGAGGGATGGGCGCGATTACTTGAAGGAGTTGCCGTTTTGACTTACCCGATTCACGACGTTGCAAACATCTTCCCCGAAATGGGCGCGGCCGAGTTCGACGCGCTCTGCGCCGACATCGCCGCAAACGGCTTGCGCGAATCGCCGTGGGTGTACCAGGGCGCCGTGATAGATGGGCGCCACCGCATGCGGGCGTGCGCAAAGCTCGGCGTTCCGTGCCCGGTGCGCGTCTACAGTGGCGATGATCCTGTTGGATTTGTGGTATCGCTGAATTTGCACCGCAGGCACCTGTCGCCATCCCAGCTTGCCTTTGTCGGGCTTGAGATAGAACGTGTTGAGGCATCGCTTGCGAAGTCGAGGCGCGGTGGCGACAGGCGCAGCGATGAATATCAAGGTGATACAAATATCACCTTGGTCGACGCAGGTAAGGCGCGAGACAAGGCCGCAAAAGCCGTAGGCGTCGGACCGAGCTACATCAGCGACGCAAAGCGCATTGAGCGCGAAGCGCCTGAGCTTGCGCAGAAGATCAAGGCTGGTGAGACAACGATCACGCAAGCCAAGCGCGAGATGAAGGAGACGGCGCGAGAGGCCCGGCGAGACGAAAATCGCGCACTGATTGCCTTGGTTCCGGCGCCGGCAGTGATCACCAAGTCCGCCAAGTTCGCGACCATCGTCATTGATCCGCCTTGGGATTGGGGCGACGAAGGCGACCAAGACCAGCTTGGTCGCGCCCGACCGACTTACGGAACGATGTCTATCGAGGAGCTTCTCGACCTTCCGGTTTACGAGATGGCCGACGATGACGCGCATATCTACCTGTGGATCACGAACCGCTCACTTCCAAAGGGATTCAAACTGCTTGAGCGGTGGGGCTTCCGGTACATCACGGCGCTGACCTGGTGCAAGCCGTCAATTGGTATGGGCAACTATTTCCGCGGGTCCACGGAGCACGTCTTGTTCGGCGTCAAGGGCTCTCAGCCACTGAAGCGCCGCGACGTTGGTACGTGGTTCCAGATGCCGCGCGGACCGCAAGGACACAGTTCCAAGCCTGTCGACTTCTATTCGCTGGTCGAGTCATGCAGCCCAGGCCCTTACCTTGAGATGTTCGCGCGCTCTGGCCGCAAGGACTGGACGCCGTGGGGAGCTGAAGCCGATGCCGCGTGAATACGGCTTCGGTGAGCGCATGGCAATGTCCAGCGGCATCGCTGCAACGGCCGACGTTCGTCTGATATTGCTTGCTGAAATCCCAGGCGCAGTGAACGTCACGCCGGCAGCGCCAGCCAACGACAAGCAGGGTGTTGACTGGTGGGTAGAGCTGTCGACGGCGCGTCACCTTGCCGTCGATGCCAAGGTGCGTCAGGACGATTGGGCCGCGTCGCATCCGGCAGAGGATGACCTAGCCCTCGAGAGTTGGTCTGTAGTCGAAAACAGCATCCCAGGCTGGACGCGCGACACGGCAAAGCGGTGCGACTACGTGCTGTGGCTATGGAAGGACACCGGGCGCTTTTGCTTGGTGCCGTTCCCCATGCTATGCCGAGTCTTCTCGCTTAACTGGCAGCAGTGGCGCGGACGATACAAGACGCGCCGGCAGTTCACTCCGCGCGGTGGCGGCGGCTATCACAGCGAATGTGTTTTTGTCCCGCGTAAAGAACTGTGGGCCGAAATCTATCGGCAGTACGGCGGAAATCTATCTCTGCGAAGGGCCGCCTAAATGCCTACCCGCATCCTCCGCGACGGAATCCTGACGAGCGAGCGAGTCGCCAAGCTCGGTTGGGGAGAGGAAGTGTTCTACCGGCGACTCATGTCCGTGGCTGACGACCACGGACGGTTTTACGCATTGCCTGCGCTGCTGCGCGCGGCTTGCTACCCGCTGCACCTGGACAAAGTATCCGACGCGGACATTGGGAAGTGGCTCACCGCTTGCGTGAACGCGGCCCTTGTAAGTGTGTACCCGGCATCGGACGGGAAGCGATACCTGCAGATTCACGATTTCGGCCAGCGGGTTCAGAGCAAGTCCAAGTTTCCAGACCCATCGGAGAGCCGTGCGGAAGTACCGCTGCGGTTGGTGGCTAACGGCAATGTGCAGAAATCCACGGTGGATCACGGTGAACCACCGTTAGTCACGGTGGATAACCGTCTAGTCGGAGTCGGAGTCGGAGTCGCTGAAAAGATTTCACCTTCACTTCGTTCCGGTGATAGCTCCCGCGCAGAAAGCGGCGCGGAAGCCGGAGACGACGAATCCGGCGACGAAATGCCAGAAGGCAGGCGCAAACGGGCAACGCTGGCGTGTCCAGTCGCCCGCATAGCCGACTTGTGGGACGAGTGCATCCCTGAAAAACCATCCGTGACTCTGTGGACAGAACCACGGCGAGCGGCGATCAGTGCCCGGTGGCGGCAGATGGCGGCTCACTACGGGTGGAAAGAGCAGGCCGAAGGACTCGATTGGTTCGGGCGCCTATTCCGGAAGATCCGCGAATCTGACTTCCTGATGGGACGAACTAAGCCGCGCAGCAAGGATGACAAGCCTTTCGCGCTGGACATGGACTGGGCCTTTGGGCCGAAGAACTTCACCAAGATTGTCGAGGGCAAATATCATGAGCAGAGGTAAGCCGCTCGTCGCCGACGAGCCGCAGCAGGCGCCACGCAAGGCGCAGAAGGCCATCGAATCATGCTCCGCCAACGGCTGCCCGCTACCTGGGACCATCGCCAACGAATCCGGCACCCGCCTGTGCTCTGGCCACTACCACGCAAGCCCGGAAGGCTGGCCGCGAGCGACCGCAGTCCTGATCAAATTCGCGGCCTTGTGGCGCATAGCTCGCGATGCCGCAGCCTCAGGTCTTCCGGATTCGGCGAGCAAGGAAAAGGCCGCCACGCTGTTCGACAAGGCCAATCGCGCAGGCCTGAAGTTCAGCGACCAGCAGCGCGCCGACTACAGGCGCGCAGGCCTGAAGTACGCGATGGCCGGCGCCCTGGTTGAGCGGGCCATCAACGCCGCAGCCTCGGACGCATCACTTGGCTACTCGGCGCCGAAACAACCAGCCGATGACGATACGCTCGATGGCGAGGTGTCGACGCTGGCTGAGCGGATGAGGTTTGCCGCATGATCGCCCTATCCCTCCCCTGGCCCCCATCCGTCAACACATACTGGCGCCACGTCGGCGCGCAAGTGCTGATCTCTGCGGACGGTCGGCGATACCGCAAAGAGGTCGGCGAGTGCGTCCTGATGTACGTTCGCGGATCCCGCCCGCTCAATGGTCGCCTGTCGGTCCGCATCGAGGCGCAGCCGCCAGACAAGCGTAAGAGGGACCTGGATAATCTTTTGAAGGCGCCGCTTGACGCGCTCACGCACGCCGGCCTGTGGGTCGACGATGAGCAGATCGACGAGTTGACGATCGTCAGGCTTGGGCCGCTTCGCGGCGGCGCGCTGCGCGTCGTGGTGACGCCAACATGACCACCCGCCTCAACCTCTTCACCTACTCCGACGCCTGCCTGATCGCCGCGATCCTTGATCGAATCGCAATCCACCGATCGGTCGTCGTGCTCGTCGACGCAGACGCCGACATGCATGTCGGCCCGCCGAACTGGGAGCCGATCAGCCAGCGACAGGCCATGCACCCTGAGCAGTGGGTCGGCAACTACTCGCGCGCATCGGATCCGCTGGGGATTGCGCAGGATCTGATGGCGCGCAAGGCTGAGCTGCTGCGCTACGGAATCGAGCGGATGGCGATCACGATGGGGCGAAGGTGAGAGGCGTCTCGGAGAGCGAGCTGGAGGCGAACCTGCGCGCGTGGGGCGATGCCTACGGCGGCGACCGCTACGAGAACATCGGCTACCCGAGCCGCAGCACCATTGCCACGCTGCTGGAGTTCCACGGCTTCCGGCCAGACACGCAGGTCGCGAAGCTCTGCATCAAGCTCGACTCGCCAGCCGACGAGGTCGAAGCCGCGGTGATCAGCCTGCAACGTCAGGGCATCGATGGCGAGGCCGACGCGCACTGCCTGCGTGTCGCCTATGACCCGAAGCTCGGCACCGAGCGCGATCGGCTGCGGCGGCTCCATGCGATTGGCCGGCGCGTCAAGAACGACATCTTGCGCAGCATCGGGCGCCAGCGGCTGTACGAGCGAGTCCGCCGAGCGCGCGAATCGGTGCGTTCATTCTGCGAGCGCGGGAGGCTTGTCGCGGCATAGTGTTGTGTCCGGACAAAAAGTGTGTTGAGATAACCACGCTCGAAAAACCCCAACCCGCCCAAGTGGCGGGTTTTTCGTTTCTGGAGAGCCCCGCATGCGTACCCCGATTGCCGCTCTGGCGATGTTGCTGTGCGCGTCTGCCAATGCCGCCACGCCGATTCCATCGGCCGCGTCCGGCGTCTACGCCGGCACGGATCGCGTCTGCCGCGTTGAGCTGGCTCGCTACCAGACGCACTGGATTACGCTGGACCTGATGTGCATCGAGTTCGCGGGCCGCGTGACCTACAGCCTGACTACGCTCTACGCGCCAGGGCAGTGCTGGAACAGTTCGGTAACGGTGCCGTTCAACCCGCAAGCGTGGAGCGAGTTTCTGGCGCTGAGATCGTTCAACCCGGCGACCGGCGCGCTCAGTGTCGTGATCGGAATCGATCAGACGAGCGTCGCCAACGGGTTCGGGCGCTCCGAGACTTGGACACGCATCGCGCCCGTGCAGTCGCCCAGGCCGTACACCTGCGGCGGCGCTGCCGTCGGCAACAAGCCGCGAGGCTGACATGGGCGAGCAGGAGGTCATCGGACAACTACTCGGCCCCAGCGGCGGCACGTTCGCGCTGGGGATGCTCGTCGGATCGGTGCTGATGTGGTTCGCCAACCTGAAGGTGATCAACCCTTACGTCCAGCGAGCCCACACGGCTGAGATGTCGGCGATGCAAGCGCGGATCGCGGCGCTTGAGCTACGCATCAAAGAGCTTGAAAAGTTCGAGACCAATTACATGGCCATCCTTGAGGCGCACAGCTCAGGGACGCTGCACCCGATCCGGGGGCAGCCGTGAACACGTTTCTCGGCATAGCGCTGGCGCTGCTGTTGATCGGCGCCCTGGTTCTGTTCGAGGTCAATCGAGCCATCCAGCAGGCGCAGTACTGGGAGCACGACGAGCACGAACAGGGCGGACCATGATCATCAGCATAGGCAGCAAGCCAATCACGCCGGATGGCCTGCGTAAGTTGGGTTTCGCGCTGGTAGACCTCGCGACGTCGGTAGACCGATACCACCTGCAACTGTCGCAAGCGCAAGCAGAGCCAGGCAACGAGACCGAGCGCAATCAGGCCGACAAGGCCGCCACGCGCGTCTTTGCGTCGCAGCGAAAGGTGAGGCGCCTGCTTGAAGCGGCTACGTCATGATCGTCCCTCCATGGCTCACATGGGCGCGCGGCCAGATCGGCGTGCGCGAGATCGTCGGGGCGAAGCACAACCCCGGCGTCGTCGACTACTGGAAGCAGGGCAAGGTGCCGCTGACGGTGACCGACGATGAGACGCCATGGTGTGCGGCGTTCGCCTGCGCAGCGCTGGAGATGTCCGGCGTTCGATCGCCCCGCACGCCGCGTGCACGCGGATTCGCGTCTGGGGCGACAGTGCAGCCGTGCGATGCGCGCCTCGGCGCCATCGTCGTGCTGAGTTCAGACCGCGGCGCGGCCAGCGGGCATGTCGGATTCCTGACCGGCATCGGCAACGGGACGCTGATCCTGCTCGGCGGCAACCAGGGAAATCGAGTGTCAGAGGCGCCGTTCAGTGCGTCGCGCCTGGTCGCGCTGGTGTGGCCGACCGTCAGCGACTGGCGCAGCTACCCGATGGCGCCACAGATCAGCAAGGCCGGTGCGCAGGTTTCAGACCGCTGATGGAATGGCTGCGCTGGATCATCACGGTAGCCGCGATTGCAATCGCTGGGCACATGGGCCGCGACTATGGCCGCACTGAGATGCTGGCAGAGGCGCGAGCCCAGGCACTTGACGAGCGCGATCGCGTCAACGCCGACCTGGTCGAGCAGTTGGAAGCGGGAAAGGAACGGGCCGAACAAGAGCGCGTCGACCTGGCGACCCTGCAGCAGTCGATCCAGCAGATCGAGGCGCGGACCAGCGGCATAGGCTCACAACTCAGGAATGCGCTGAATGCGAGCAACCTGGCTACTTGTGTCCTGCCTGTTGATGTGCAGCGCGTGCGGGCTGACGCATACGAGCAAGCCCGATCCGCAGCAACCAGCGCCAATCAAGCGCGAGCGGGTGGTTGAGCCGATCAGGTGCAATGTGCCGGATACGCCAGTACCGGCGCCCGCGCGAGCAACGGACGCGGATCAGCAGGCGACGGAAGAGCACAGGTTGACGGGCGACTACACGCAGGCAGCCGAGCGCATTCGTGCGCTGTGGGACTGCATCCACAAGCACAACGCACGGGCGAAACGATGAACATCCTGACGAAGTGGCAACTGGGAACGAAGGCGCTCGCACTGGCCTCGCTCGCGTCGCAGTTCGTGCGCAGTGCTGATCTCGGAACGCTGCTGTCGGTACTGCTGAAGATCGTCGAGCTTGAGCGCGACGTCGATGCGGATGGCAAGACGAAGTTCGGCGAGCTGTTCGCATGGTTCGTAGCTCAGTGGCCGAAGTATCAGGAAGCGGCCTACATGCTGCGCGACTTCGCGACTGCGGCTGTGGCGCTGTTCAAGGCGGTCAGTTTGTTCCGTGCGCGCAGTGCATAGCGTCGTGTGGCAGGTGCTGTGCGTGCTCGCTGATCTGATCCGGCGTCGCTGATGCCGCGCAAGGCGCCAACCCATCGCCTCGTGCGGTCGGCTGCCAAGCTGCACAACCCGCGTGGGCATGGGCCAAAGGATCGCCAGCAGCGGCGAGCGATGCACACCGGGTCGAAGGGCTGGCGAATGCTGCGCCTGGTGATCCTGCAGCGCGACGGGTTTACGTGCGCAGCCTGCAAGCACTACGGCGACCAGGTCGACCACATCGACAACGACAGCCACAACAACGACGCAGGCAACCTGCAGACGCTGTGCGCGGTCTGCCATAGCAGCAAGACAAGGGCAGAGCAGGATGGACGTGCAGGCCAAGGTCGCGGCGCTTGAGAGCCGCATGAAGATCGTCGAGGCGATGCTCGCGCATCTGCTCGGCGAGGATGAGGGTGATGCCGACGCGACCGTCGAGGATCTCGACGGCAATCGGATCCCGAAGCCTGAAGATGGGTGGGGGTAAGGGAAAAGTCTGGAGCGTTTCACCTACGTCACGCGCCCGAATCGTTTATTTCACGCCGTCATTTCCCAAGTCTGAGAATTTTTCGAGATGAGCCGAGCCCGTAAGCCGCACAACTTGAAGGTTGTCGCCGGCACCGCTCGACCTGACCGAGCTGCTCCGGTCGTGGATCTGCCGTCCATCGACGAGATCCCTCCAGCGCCCGAGTGGATGCCGAACGGTCATGCGGTGCGCGAATGGGAGCGCCTGACGCGCGTCCTGGTTGCCAATCGACTGCTGACCGAAGGCGGTCTGTCCGCGCTCGGCCAGATGTGCGCGCTGCACGGCAAGATCGTCCAGCTGTACGCGGCCGGCGAGAGTCCGAACGCTGCACTGATCGCGCAGTACCGCGCGCTGGCAAACGACTTCGGCTTGACCCCTGTCGCTCAAGGAAAGGTGCGACCGCATGGCGACGAGCCAGCGAAAAACGAGTTCACGCAAAACAGGAAGCAGGCCAAGCCGCGGGCGTGACTACGTCGCGATCGCTGAAGGCTACGCCCGCGAGGCCATCGCCGACCGCTCGGGAAAGAAGTTCGGCCGGCTGATTAAGCTCGCCGCGCGCCGATTCATCGATGACCTACGCCGCGCCAAGGGGAAGCGCGCGCCGTTCAAGTTCGACGAGTGGGAGGCACACAACGCCTGCGACTTCATCGAGAAGCTGCCGCACGTCGAGGGCGTTTGGGAAACCCCGAACATCGTGCTGCATCCGTCGCACGTTTTCTTCGTGGTGCAGCTGTTCGGCTTTCGGAAGGCGGACAAGACGCGGCGCTTCACGTCGGCGCTGTTCGCGGTCGCGCGCAAGAACGCTAAAGCGCTCGCGTTGGATACTCCGGTCCCCACGCCTTCGGGCTGGTCGACCATGGGCGATCTGGCTCCGGGTGATGTGGTGTTCGGAGCTGATGGCAAGCCGTGTTCGGTGACGGCAGTCAGCCCGGTCTACGTTGACCACGAATGCTACCGGCTGAAATTCAGCAACGGCGAAGAAGTTGTGGCGGACGCGGGTCATAGCTGGCTCACATCGGCGCGAATCGATCAGCCGAACGGTGCGCGAACATCCAACGGCGCGACTCGCACGCGAGTCCGAACGACGGAGGAAATCGCAGCGACGCTGAAGTGTGGCGCGCGCGGCGACACGAACCATTCGATTCTTATGCCTAAGCCGCTGCAGTGTGCGGTCGCATCGCTGCCTATCTCGCCATACACGCTTGGTGCGTGGCTTGGAGACGGGCACTCGGCGGCGGCGCGGATCACATGTGATCGCGACGACATCGAGATCATCGACGGCATTCGCGCTGATGGCTGGCCAGTGCGGGAAAAGTATTGCAACGGCAGCAAGGCGTCCACGTTCGTCATTTCTGATGGCGACCGTACGCAGTCCGCTCGCAATAAGAGTCTCGCGGCTCAACTGCGAGCGACAGGTGTGCTTGGCAACAAGGGGATTCCAGCAATCTACCTTCGAGCCTCGCGAGAACAGCGGCTTGCGCTTCTGCAGGGGCTGATGGACACCGACGGAACGATCAGCAAGAGCGGGAGAGTCCTGAGTTTCACGTCAACCAGCGAACAGCTAACGCGCGGCGTAGCGGAATTGCTTGCTAGCTTCGGATTGAAGTACTCGTGGCGGCGGGAGCGACTGGTTTGCAACGGCATCGAGGTTTCAGGGACCGGCCACAAGCTGCAGTTCATGGCATTCCGGGACCAGCTTCCGGTTTTCAGGTTGCGTCGCAAACTGGATCGGATGCTGGATCAAGCAGGAACGCCGCGGTCGCGAACGGTGCAAATCGTTGCGGCGGATCGAGTTCCGCCCGTGCCGGTCAAGTGCATCACTGTCGATGCGCCGGACAGTCTGTTTCTGTTTGGCAAGTCCATGCTGCTGACGCACAACAGCACTCTGGCCGCAGCGATCATGCTGTACTGCATGTGCTGCGAGGATGAGCCAGGCGCGCAGCTGGTGAGCGCAGCGACTACCGGCAGCCAGGCGCGGATCATCTGGAACGTGGCCAAGCGGATGGCGGAGAAGAAGTCCGCGCTGCGCGAGGCGTTCGGCCTCGAGTGCTGGGCGAACGCGATCACGCGACTTGAGACCGGCGCGGGCTTTAAGCCGATCAACGCGAAGGCCAGCACGCAAGACGGCCTGAACCCGTCGCACACGGCGCTCGACGAGATCCACGCCCACAAGTCGGGCGACCTATTGAACGTGCTGCAGTCCGCTGCCGGCGCGCGCAGTTCGCCGCTGTGGCTGTTCACGACGACCGAGGGATATGAAACGCCCGGGCCGTGGCCTGAGCTTCGCCACTTCGCGCGCCAGGTGCTTGAGGGTGTTCTCGGCGTAACGGCCGACCACTTCCTTGCGCTGTTCTTCGCCGTCGACGACGAGGATGAAGACTTCGACGAGACGGCATGGATCAAGGCCAACCCGCTGGCCGATGCGAACCCGCATCTTTTGGCGGCGATCCGGAAAGAAGCGATCGAAGCGCGGGCCATGCCCGGCAAGCTCGCCGAGTTCCGGATCAAGCGCTTGAACCGGCAGAGCAGCAACGCGAAGTCGCTGATCGACATTCGCAAGTGGAACCGCTGCGACGGGGCGATAAACCTCGACTGGCTGGCTCAGTACCCGTGCTGGGCTGGATTGGACCTGTCCAGCACCACCGACATGACCGCATGGCGGCTCGTCTGGCGCGTCGACGGCAAGTGGTACACATGGGGTCGGCGCTGGGTGCCGGAAGAAGCCGTGAGGCACCGGACGCAGCGAGGCGCGAACACTTACGCAGCATGGGTCGAGGGCGGCCACGTCAGCCAGACTGGCGGCGACACCGTCGACTATGCGGTGATCGAGCAGGCCATCCGCGAGGATGTCGCAAGGTTCTCGCCGCAGTCGATCGCGTTTGACGACTGGAACGCAAAGGACTTGAGCAACCGGTTGCTGGAAGACGGCTTGCCGCTGGTGCGGTTCATTCAGGGACCGAAGTCCTATCACCCGGCGATGCAGGAGGTGGACCGGGCGTACCGATCCGGCGACCTTGTGCACGGCGGAGACCCGGTGCTGCGCTGGTGCGCGAGTAACCTGATACCGCGTTACGACGCGAACATGAACATGGCCCCGGACAAGCGCCGGAGTCCCGACAAGATCGACGACATGGCTGCTCTCTACATGGCGGTCGGCGTAGCCCTTTCGGTGTTGCCGGAAGGTGACATCGATGGCTTCCTTTCCAACCCGGTGACCGGACGATGACGAACAAAGCCCGCAAGCCAGGTCGGATCAAGTCGGCAGTTCTGAACTGGCTGGGGTTCGGATGGTCCGACGTCGAACACTGGCGCCAGTTCATGGGTCAGGATTCGAAGTCCGGCGTCCGCGTGAATGCGGGCGAGGCGCTCACGCTCTCCGCGGTATGGGCGTGCACGCGCCTGGTCGCGCAGACCATCGGATCATTGCCGGTCGGCATCTACAAGAAGGACGGCGGGCGGCGCATCTACGATGAGCGGCACCCGCTGAACCGGATCATCGGGATGCGCGCAAACCTGCGCATGACCTCGTCGATCTTGTGGGAGTGCATGGCGGCGAGCGCGATGCTTCGCGGCGATGGGTTCGCGGAGATTGATCGAATCGGCGGAAGGGTCGTTGGGCTGACCTTCCTGCACCCTGATCGGTTGCGCTGGGCACGGCAGGCGGACAGGTCCTACCTGTTCAGCTACACCGAGCCGGACGGGACATTCCGGGAGATTCCGCAACGCGACGTTCTGCATGTCCCTGGATTCACAACCTGCGGGCCTTTCGGCTTGTCCGTGATCCAGTACGGCGCCGAGGTCATCGGCGGCGCGCTTGCTGCGAACAATGCGGCAAAGGGCACGTTCAAAAACGGGCTGATGCCGACCACGTATTACAAGTACCCGAAGTGGCTGACGCCAGAGCAGCGCGACACCTTCCGCGATCAGACAATCGACAAGTTGCACGGATCACTGAACGCCGGCAAGCCGCCGGTTCTTGAGGGCGGCATCGAGGTCGGCGAGATCGGCATCGACCCTGCTGATGCGCAGCTGCTCGAAAGCCGCGGCTTCGACATCGAGGAAATCTGCCGATGGTTCGGCGTTCCGCCTCCGATGATCGGGCACACGTCCAAGGCGTCGAGTTGGGCGAGCAGTTCGGAGGCAATGAACCTGTGGTTCCTGCAGTACGGGCTGAATTCCTGGCTGAAGCGGTTCGAAGATGCCATCAGGTTTCAGCTGCTCTCGCCAGTCGAGCAAATCGACACTTTCCCGAAGTTCTCGGTCGAGGGCCTGCTGCGCGCTGACACAGCCGGCCGCACGTCGTTCTACTCATCCGCCTTGGACCACGGATGGATGAGCAGAAACGAAGTTAGAGAGCTTGAGGATCTGCAGCCAATCCCTGGCGGCGACATCTTCACCGTTCAATCCGCGCTGATTCCGATCGACCAGCTCGGCAGCACCGATTCCGACTCCAACGCGGTGCGCGCCGCGCTCATGCACTGGCTGAAGCAGCCGGAGACCTGACGATGAAAATCGAACACAAGACGTTCGAAATGCAGTTCAAGGCGGTCGAGAAGACCGGGGAGTTTTCCGGATACCTGTCGGTTTTCGGGAACATGGACAGTTACCGTGACATCGTCATGCCTGGCGCATTTTCCGAGAGCCTCGCCGAGTGGAATTCGAAGGGTCGCCTGCCGCCGATCCTGTGGCAGCACCGCGGCGCCGAGCCCATCGGGCCATTCACCAAGATGCAGGAAGACCAGACGGGGCTTTACGTCGAGGGTCGCCTGCTGGTCGATGACCTGCAGCGCGCGAAGGAAGCGCATGCGCTGATGGCTCACAAGGTGGTCAGCGGTATGTCGATTGGGTTCGAGACCATCGGCGAGGAATGGGACAAGAACGAGCGAGTCCGCAAGCTGACGAAACTCAAGCTGTGGGAGGGCTCGATTGTCACCTTCCCGGCAAACGAGGAAGCCCAGGTGCAGGCGGTCAAGTCCGCACTGCAGAGCGGGGAGCTTCCTGACCTCAAAACCTTTGAGAACTTCCTGAGAGAGTCAGGGTTCACGAAGTCACAAGCCACAGCCATCGCCGGCCGTGGCCTGTCGTACCTGCTCCGGAGTGAGTCTGCGGGCAATGGCGAAGACGCAACGGTGTCGGCAGCACTTGCCGCGCTGAAAACCATCACTCTGTAAGGGGAATACCATGCCAGATGGAACCAAGCCGATCGACGAGATCAGCGCCGAAATCAAGCGGATCGTCGAGGGCTTCAACGCGAAGTCCAAGGAACTAACCGACGTCATCGCCAAGTCCGACCAGCAGATCAAGGACCATGGCAAGGTCAGCGAAGACCTGAAAAACGAGATCGCCGAGCTGGGCAAGAAAGCCGAAAAGAGCGAGAAGGAGATGGACGCTCGCCTTGGTCAGGTCGAGCAGCTGGTCACCGAAGCCGCGAAGGGCGCAAAAGGCAGCAAGGATCGTCGCACGCTCGGCGATATCGTGGTCGGCTCCGATGCCGTCAAGCAGTTCGCGAAGCTCCAGGGCATCGACGGCAGCGGTCCGGTGAAGCTGCGCCGCAAAGGGCAGTCGGATCTGATCGAGCTGAAGGACATCACCTCGGGCTCGGCATCGGCCGGTGATGGCATCTGGTCCTTCCGTGATCCGGATATCGTGTCCGACCCGTATCGGCCGCGCATGATCCGCGACCTGATCCCGACCATCCCGGTGAATTCGAACCTGATCGAGTGGGTGCAGACCAACGTCCGCACCAACAACGCGAGCATGGTTTCGGAGACCGGAACGAAGCCGCAGTCCGATCTGACCTACGACCGCAAGGAAACGCCGGTCCGCAAGATCGCGCACTACTTCAAGACCTCGGCTGAAGTGCTGGCGGACTTTGCCCGCCTGCGCGGCGAGATCAACGTGGAAGGCTTCGAGATGCTGAAGCAGGTCGAGGAAGACCAGCTGATGTCCGGTGACGGCACCGGGATCAACATCCTCGGACTGATCCCGCAAGCGACCACGTTCGACATTTCGGCGGTCCAGGTCGGCGATCAGTATGTCGACGTGCTGCGCCGGGCGATCCTGCAGGTTCGCCAGTCGTTCTACGGCGCGACCGGCATCGTGCTGAACCCGGCAGATTGGGCGGCCATCGAGCTGCTGAAGGACAGCGACAACCGCTATCTGTTCAGCACCGCCACCAGTGGCGCACCGGCCCGCCTGTGGGGCTTGCCGGTGTCGGAGTCCGACGCGATGCCGGCGGGCGAGTTCATGGTGGGCGCGTTCCGCACGGCCGCGACCATCTACGACCGGATGGCCGCGGCGGTCTACATCTCCACGGAGAACGAAGACGACTTCATCACGAACATGGTTTCGATCCTGTTCGAAGAGCGCCTGGCGCTCGCGGTGAAGCGCCCGCTGGCCTTCGTGCATGGCGACCTGGACGGCAGCTCGATCTAACCGACCGAGCATCAGCAGTGAATGAAGGGGGCGGCTTCGGCCGCCCTCTCTTTTGGGGGCGGCATGAAGTCAGCAATTTGTCTCAGGACGTTCCGGCGATCCGACAATCGCAAGATTGTTCGTATGAACGAGCGGATCGAGGGCGAGGGCTCCTACATCGACGAGCTGTGCCGTAACCGCATGGTGCGCGAGGTCATGGCGATTAGCGGATCTCCGGAAAACAAAGGGACCCCTACCGAGGCCGCTGGCGGACTGTCGTCTGCATCGCAAGCGGCCCAAGCCTCACCGCGGACGACTGCGATCTCGTCAGGCGATGGCGTGGGCAAGGCGAAGCGGGACAAGCGGAAGAAGGCCGCGGAGTCTTCGTAACCAACAACACATGGCAGCTGTGCCCATGGGCTGACCTGCTGTTTGCGATGGATGGGAAATGGTGGTCAATCTACGCAAGCGCCGTCCTGGCCGGATTCGGTGGGGAGCGCGTTTCGGCTGCGCCGGTGCGCGCAGTCAACAGCATCGGCGCCGTCAGGCACTACAGCAACAGCGGGGCCGCGGCGATCTCGCTCGCAGCAGCTCGCGGCGCGCGCAGGATCGTCATGGTCGGCTTTGACTGCCAGCGCACGGGCGGCATGTCGCACTGGCACGGCGACCACATCAAGCAACTCGGAAACGCTGGAAGCCTGCCGAAGTGGCCGGAACAGTTCCGTAAGCTGGCCGCCGACATCCGGAGACAGGGTGTGTCGGTTATCAACGCATCGCGCCAGACAGCACTTACCTGCTTCCCGCGCATGGCGCTGGAGCAGGCATTGGAGGATTCATGATCGTTACGGTAACCGCTGAGTTCGCCCACAACGGCCGCAAGGTACGCGGCGGCCAGCAGCTCAACATCACCAGCACCTTGGCGCGCGATCTGCGGGAGAAAGGGCTCGTCGCTTTCGGCGGAAACCCCGCCGCCCCTTTGGCCCAAACCGCTGGCGAGTCGCCGTCTGCATCGCAAGCGGCCCCAGCTGCACCGCAGACGACATCGCCCGCATCCGACGATGGCGAACCGAAGAAGAAGCGCAGCAAGCGGGCCGCCGCGGAGTAGTCGTCACCAACACCATGTTTCAGTCGGCGCCGTGGGCGGATGCGCTCTACGCGCTGGACGCGCCATGGTGGAAGCGCTACGCACGCGACGTGATCGCCAGCTTTCCCGGCGAGGCATTTAGCGGCAAGCGCAGGCCCGGCGCGAAGGAAGCGCCGTCGCCGCATTTCTCGAACTCAGGAACGGCCGCGCTGGCGCTGGCTGCGCACTTCGGCGCGCGCCGGATTCTGATGGTTGGCTATGACTGCCAGTACACCGGCGGCAAGACGCACAGCCACGGCGATCACCCGCCGGAGCTGGGCAACGCCAAGAGCGTCAACGAGTGGCCCGAACGCTTCGCCAAGTGCGCCGCGCACCTCGCGCGCCTCGGCGTTGAAGTCATCAACTGCACGCGCTCGACGAGGCTCGAATGCTTCCCGCGCGGTGATCTTGAACAGGAATTGGCGAGAGCATGAATCACCCGAAGCAGGACCAGAAGTGCGTCTACTGGACAGACGGCGACGCCGAGGTTCCGGTATTCCAACATCCTGCCGAGATGGAGTGGATGCTCGCGCTTTACGAACATCGGCAGCCGGCGCGCGTCCTCGAGGTCGGCAGCTACTTCGGCGGCACATTGAAGCAGTTCATCCGGCGCGCTCAACCCGGCGCGACTGTCGTCAGCGTCGATTTGTACAACATGCCGTTTGCTGACAACCGGCACCGATACGGCGACTGGGCGGCAGAAATTGGCGCGCAAGTAGTCGCTATTGCTGGCAACAGTCACGGCGCGGAGACCGTCGCGCGAGCGGCAAAGTACGGGCCTTTCGACTGGTTGATGATTGACGGCGATCACCGATACAAGGCGGCCCGCGCCGACTGGGAGGCGTATCGCGAACTGGCCGCACCAGGCGCAGTCGTGCCGTTTCACGACATCGTCGACAACCCGGTTGCGCACCCAGAGATCGAAGTCGCGCGGCTGTGGGCTGAGATCAAAGCGGCCTACCGCACAGACGAGATCATCGCTGGCAATGGCAAGTGGGGCGGCATCGGGGTTGTCTACCTGTGATCCTGCACGTCCTGACAGCCTGCGCGCGGCCTGAGTTTCTGCCGGCGTGGGCGGCCGAGATGGCCGACGCATCGCAACTTGCAGGCATCGACTTACGCTGGCACGTCGCTTTCGACATCGGGCGCCAGTATGTCGGCGGGCAGGCGGTCAAGAACCGGATGCTCGACAGCATCCCGGGGTCCGATCCGGGCTGGGTGTGGATCGGCGACGACGACAACAAGCTGGAGCCGGCAATGTTGCAGGCGGTTGCCGAGTACGACGCCCGGCCCGTTGATGTAGTGATCTTCGCGCAGCGTCGCGGCAGCAAGGTTGCGCCGCCGTGCGCTGTCGTCGATCGCGTTGATGCGGCGCAATTCGTCGCGCGCAGATCCGCAATCGGCGGGCATCGGCTGCCGAACAAGTACAACGGCGACGGGTTGCTGATAGCTGCCATCGCAAAGACGGCGCGGATGGGCTACGACAGCCGGGCGCTCACCCACTACAACTGGCGCACGACATGCTGACGCTACTGACGGCAACCGGCGCGCGACCTGAAGCGTGGGCGCTGTGCGAGCGTTGGATGATGGCGCAGACCTACGCCGGCCCTGTGCGCTGGGTGATCGTCGACGACGGCCAGGAGCCGCAGCCGATCACGTTCAGGCGCGCAGGCTGGGAACTGGTTCTGATCCGCCCGGCGCCGTTCTGGCAGCATGGGCAGAACACTCAGGCGCGCAACCTGAGCAAGGGACTGGACGCCTGCATGCGCGAGGATGTCGTAGTGTTCATCGAGGATGATGATCACTACGCGCCGACGTGGCTTGATGCGGTCGCGAAGCATGCGCCGCGCGCCGATGTTGTCGGAACGCCGCGGGCTCGCTACTACAACTTGCCGGCCCGCATCGCGCGCCAGCTTGAGAACGGGCAGCGCGCGTCGTTGTGCTCGACCGCGATCAGCGGCCCGGCAATCGACGAGATGCGCCACATCCTGAAGCGCGCGGACAAGTTCATCGACCTGCAGCTCTGGCGCGAGGCGCACAGCCGGCACCTGTTCGCCGGAACGCAGGTGACTGGAATCAAGGGACTTCCGGGACGCGGCGGCATCGGCATCGGTCACAGTCTCGAGATGGGCGGCACCCATGACCCAGATCACCGCATCCTGCGCGAGTGGATCGGCGAAGACGCGGAGGCGTACCTGTGACGCTCGCGACCGCGGGAACAAGGCTCTATGTAGCCACAGACCTCTCGCCGCTCTACAGCAGCTCCGAGGGCGTCGAGGTCATCAAGATCAGGTGCCCGTCCGGAATCTCCGGACTGGACGACAGCGACGCGCAGGCCGTCCTGAGAGATGGCGCCGTGCCAAGCTGGTCGATCGGGCCGCACATCCCGGCGCAGATCACCATCCCGTACAACTTCGACGCGCGGTCGGCATCGCACCAGGCACTGATGGCCATGCGCGATGCGCGCGTGCAGGCCTCGTTCCTGGTCGCATTCGGTCGCGATACGCCGGCGCCGACCACGGTCACCAACGGGCGCATCGTGAGCGCAGGCGCGACCAGTGCCGAGTTTCTCGGGAAGGTGCTGAAAATCTCACACGACGTGCAGGTTGGCGACTACGTGCGCGGGACGCTGGTGCTGGTGCGCGACAGCGCGATTTATTGGGACCTTCCGGGAGCAACCGTCGAATGAGCACCGTGACCGTTGCCGAGGCGAAGCGCTGGCTGCGGGTGATCCACTCCGGCGATGACACACTGATTCAGGAACTGATCGACCGGGCGGAAGACGAGGCGCTTCGGTTCCTCAATCGCACTCAGGCGCCCACGCTGCCAGTCGACTACCCGAGCGACAGCAGCAGCGAGGATGTGCCGAGCAGCGAAGACCCGGAGGCGCGCAGCTACGCCAAGGGCGTGCTGATTCTGGTGCAGGCCGCCTACGAGCAGCCGGACCCGGACAAGGCTGCGCGCATGCGGCAGAACGCAGAAGTGGTGCTGA